CGTTCATCTTGACGTTTCGCTCTTCCTGCAAAGACTCACTTCTGGCAGACAGTTCGTCATACTCTTCCGGTGTCACGACAGTCGGATCAGTTTCCACAGGCTTGACTTCCTTCTTTACTGCGGCCTTCTTCTTGACTGGTGCTGCCGTAGCCGTTACTGGAGTTTCGCGTGATTCTGTGGTGGTGACTGATGGTGGTGCACTGGTTGTCGTCTTTACTGCTGCCTTTTTCTTGGCCGGAGCTTTCTTTGCTGGTGCCTTCTTCGGTGCTACTGACTTCTCTTCTGTTGCCTTCGCTGCTGCAAGGGCCGCATCCAACAGTGAACCGCCCTTTGGTCCTGTTCCTGCTGGCAACCAGAGTGGGGTCTTCGGTGGAACGGCTGGACGAGTTTCCACTACGATGTCCGCTGCGGCAATGGCTTTTTCTTTGGACGATGCAGTAGAAATATTGATCTTGGTTTGTAATACTTTCTTGGCTGCTGGTGCTAATGTTGTAGTGGTGGTTGTCGGAGTATTTATACCGTTTAAAGCATTCAGCACGTCTTCAAGGCCCGAATAGTTTTCAAGAAGGGTTTGGTCCTTGATCATGGTAAGGACGTTTGCTTCTCGAAAATGCATTCCTTCCAAGAGATTCGTCCAAATGGCTTCTCGTTGAACGGGCTTGACTTTGGAGTAGGGGCCGTCAGGAAGAAATCCCTTGATACGACGGAGTTCTTGCCGCACCGTCGTATCAGCAATACCTGCTGGAATACCCCTGTCCAATTTCACCTGATCAGGAAAGCCGGGTTTGAGTCCTTCGATTTTTTGTTTGGGATCAGTAGCGATGGCCATCAAGGTGAGGAACGTCACATCATCTTGGACAATCTGTTTTGCTCTGGCTACACGATCTTCAAAAGAGGTAGTGAGGACTGCTACTTTGTTACCGGCAATTGCACCAGTTAAAACAAATTGCAGCGCCTCATCGATTTGTCTGAACTTCATGGTATGTTCTCCTGCTAAGTGTATGCTTCATATAGGGTGTTACGTCATTCAATTCGGGACACTTCTATTTATACTTCTTTTTCTTACCCTTGTTCCAAGGGATTTGATTCAAATGTGATTCACTCATTTTTCTAAGAGTTGTTTCTTTTAGATTTTCTTTTCTATGTGCGGCACGATTCTTTTCTTTTGCAGAAACAGATTGTGGTATTCCTTTGTTCCAAGATGGTTTACCAGTTTTCTTTCCTTTGTTCCAAGGGGTTCTTCCCAGATGTTTGCCCATTAATGCTTTACTGACATTTTTGTTGTGTTCATCAGTATGAGGCGCGTTTTTCATCGTTCTACTAGTTCTTTGTTTTACTTCTTCAGAAGGAACATATTTGTGACCGCTTCCACCATCACCGCCATCTGTATGATTTACTAATGGACCATTACCAAGATCATGCCTTCCAAACATACCTATCAACTGAGTTTCTAACCAAAAAGATTCTTCCTGTGAAAGACCTTCTGCCAATATTTTTACTACATATCCATATTTGTCAACGATACTATGCCAATGTTTATTTTGACGAGTTTTTTCATATGCACGACGACCATTCCCTTTCCCGATATAAAAAGGAATGTCCGACTCACCCGTTTTGTAATGCCCGTAAACGTAGTATTTGTCCATATTTCTATTTATATGACTCTCGTCTCAATCTTACAGTTCAACAGTGGAAGCAATAGCGGATACAACATGGCGTCATAGATCGATTTTTCCATCAGTTGTGCCAGATGCATTTCATGTCGAGTTCCTACGCTTCCTTCCCAATCCGGCAACACGATCAATGCGTCTGCTTTCAGCACCAAAGGGATATCGGCAGCAATGTACTCGGCCCGTGTTCGACCTGTATCTCCCCCATAGTTCTCAGCCGGATTGAGGATGTGATAGCCATACGTTCTCCATACTCCTGCAATACGATTGAATAGCGGATAGTTGAAGTCCGCTATACCACTCATTGGACCTGCTAGGTACAAAACAGGTTTCATTCGTATTTGGCCGTTACAGAATATCGTTTATCGCACTTGGCACAACGTACGTCCCAATGCGCAGGAGTCTCAAAATACTTGAAGAAAAACAACACCTTTCCAGCAGGTTGGTACTCTACAAAATGTTTGAAGAGAAAGAATCGTTCTCCACACCGAGGGCACTCATTTCCTTCCTTTGCGAGAAGTGAGATGTCTTTGAAAGAGGAAAGCTTCATATATGCACAGCACCACGAATAATAGTATGCATATCTTCCAACCGAGATTTCAATTCATTCACACGTTGTAATGCCAAATTCGTATCATGTCTCGAAACAACAAGTTCATCCTCTAATTTGACTGTATAGCGTTTTTCGTCGTTTAATCGATCTTGTAGCTCAATATTTGTCTCAACAATCCTATGATTAGCTTCTCGTGCGGCATCTCGTTCCAATCGCAAACTGTTATCTTCGCCTTCTTTCTCCACATCATATTGTATCTGCTCCAGAATATCGGCAATAGCGGGTAAATCTACGACAATAGGTCCGTTAATAAATCTTCCCCTAAGCGCAGATGTTCCGTTTCGTACACTAATAAACCGAGACCTGTCAATCCCATATTGTCTACTCAGTTCGTCACCAAAATGAGCGGCATGAACGAGCATGACCGCATCGGGATTTCTCTGTAAGATATCAATCAAGACATTCGTATGTCCTACACCACGAGCGGTTCCGAACTGAAAAAACTCTCTGAACTGTGAAAGAATGCTCATTTATTTTCTCCATTCAATTCGCTTCCATATAACATATAATGACACAAATCCCATAACACATACAAAACACCTAAACCAGTAAGAATACCAAATACCCACCATGGAACATACGCGATAACAAACAAAATGACGAATACAAGCGCTATCATGCATCCAAAAGAAATGATTTTGCTTGGCTTAGTTGTACTCATTTGATTGTCTTGATAGCCCAAATAACAACGACAATCGCCAGTATCAACGCAACAAGACCAAAACTGATCCACACTGGCGACAAGACCCACCACCACGACCAGTCAATGTAGTGGGTGAGTTTCAGTACAATGAACGCGATGGTCAGTAATCCGGCGAACCCAATGCCACCAGAAGACGACGAAGATGTATCAGCCATGTTTATTCCTCCACCAACTTTGTATGTTTACAGAACCCCTTCTTCTGGATACGAAATCCCTGACACGTACACTTCAACTCACCCTCTTCGTTTTGACTGACTGTATGAACCGATTTGCCGTTGGATGATTCAAAAGTATCGACTACGGTCCATGGGTCTTGTTCCTCTGGATGTGCCATATTATATAACCCTCCTTTTAGATTAGGTTCCCAACAATCAGCATCATGATTATTAAACAACTCCACTAATTCTCTGGCAACTTTCTTTCTTTTGACTTTTGGAATGAAATCTTGAATTTTGTCCCACACTTCTTCTGCCAGTTCGCTTCCTGAGCACCATCCCATTAGAACTCCTCCTTATCTCTGATTGATACCCCTACATTGAACGTTGGTATTCCGTCCAAAGTCTTCTCAAAGAATCTACAGGTGAGAAACTGTCCCTTCAGGCTCTTTCTATCCATATAGTACTGTCGCTTTTGTTGAATCGTGCCCTCTGGGTTACTTCGGAATGTCTTACCTTCCTTGGTTTTACAGACAAAAATAGCACATTGATCATATAGTCCTTCTCCAGAAATTACGTCGATAATTTCGAATTCCTCATCTTGAAAGTCCTTTTTCTTCTGTAAGTCGTAGGACCGATGACCGATTTCATACATGCCTTCATAGTTTCGAACAATTGTGCCCTCATAGCCGTCCAACACATACTCTTCATGCTTGGCTTGTAGTTCCTCGGCGTTCTTCACCAGTGTCGTTTCTACAAGCTTGACGTTATCTGGAAGAATTGATTCGAGTTTCTTGAGTTCTGTCAGTCGTTCAAACTGCATCAAACTCTCATCCACAATATCATAGACCCAATAGATAAGCGTGGGAGACAAATCAGGCTGATATCGCTTGATCGCACTCATCGTTGTTTGCAGTGGCGGCATGTCGGGCAGAATAAGCTCTCCATCCAGCATCACATCCACGTCAAATAGCAAATGGTCAATCACTTCAGGAATGAACGGTTTCCCACCACGCGACATACCAGTACTACCGTCAAACACCATTCGATTACCGTCAAGCTTGGGCTGTACGAAACAAGGAAAGAGAATCTTCTTGCTATGATCTTTGTGCTTTTGGGCCAACATGGGAAGAGGAAGTTTCTTGCGTGATATCTTCTTCCCCGGCTCAACATAGTTCTTCTTGTCTCGCTGCTTGGTCACCATGCTCGCCAACTCAAACACCGCCTGTTCCAATGGTGTTGTTTCATTGGATTTACCGACATTCTTGATCGTAGTAAGATAGGGAACACTTTCATTGTGTTTAGACTGTCCTCCGTCTTTCAAATCCTGCCATGACTCACTATTGACATAATAGTCGTCACCATCAAACAGAACATGACCTTGCCAATATTTCTTCAACCCTGACTTTGCTTCGGCTTCAAGGATAGGGGACGACTGAATGATGTTCATTAGTACCTCCTTTAGAATTCCTGTAGGTGTGCCATCATTTGATTCAATCCATGCTTCCCGAAATACTCCATCAACTTGGACCGATCCCTCACGCCTGTTTGAGCCAGATAGTTTTGTACAACCTGATCCTGAATGTCCTGCGGTATGAAGCTCAGGTCCACGAGTTGTTGATTCCGTTTCAAGTTTCTTTCCAAAAACGTCTTGGTGTACTTCTTCAGCAAGCCCGGATCGTTTGCCACCTGTTCCAACGTCTGCTTCTTCCAAATCGCTAAGTTTACTTCAGAGATACTCTTGGCTCGCACACCGTCTTTGATATCGTCATCCGCGTTCAAAAATGTCGGGACACCATCTCCACGATCCCCTCTCACGATATGTTCCATCAACACACCAGCAGGGTCTTCCATGATGTTCAAATGTTTCTTATGAATCGGATCATATTGAAAGACGTTCTGATATTTTTGAAGTTGTTTGTAATCTTTGTCACCACTCAGTATAAGTATAGGCTGTGGATGCGGATTTGTCAACCCCCCAGTGACCAGATTGTGAGTTTGTGACCATTCCACCAAGGCGGCAATCACGTCATCTGCTTCTGCCCCATCGACTTCCACCACGGGGTATGGAAAAGTTTCTTCCAGTTCCTGCTTGATATGGTTCAGGGCTTCGTAGATGGAGTTCCAGTCAAACCCAGACTCTGCACGATCCTTCTTTCTGTGGGCTTTATAGTTCGGAAAGACGTTCTTGCGCCAGTAGTGTCGGGAATCACAAGCGATGACCATCTCTCCATAGTCTGCTTTGAACCGAAAGCGATAGTTCCGGAGACTGTTGATGATCATGTGCCGAACCAGTGAGAGGTTGAGTTGCACATCCGTCCTCCCATCCAGTTCGGCCATGATGTTGCTGATACAAACTTGGCTATAATCGACTAGTATAATATAGATATCCTCACGATTGAATTATTTGTCTCCAGTTTGCTTCCTGCCCCTGTTTTATTCTGATAAATTTGCACCCTAGTAATTCTATCAGTTCTTTTTCTTTCAGACGATCTCGTTCTCGCTGTTCCGGCCTTTCATGCTTTAGATCATCAAACTCTATGATGATATTTTGTGTCGGTTCGTAATAATCTACAAACCATCCCAGAAACCGAGCCTCTCCAATATGTTCAGCATGTTGACCAGACCAACCGAGTTCCTTGTTAATTTCGTCAAACATCTGACAGGCAATTCTACTATAATTTGGAAATAGCGGTCCCTCTTGGCGTTCTATTCGGGCCAAATGCAGTTCTCTATGTTTCTGACGACAGGATTCTGAACGTTTTATTCCTGTAGTAAGTTGTCGAAGTTTTTCTTTGTGCCGTTCTTTGAGAACTTTTCGTTTTCCAGTTCGTCGATTATCTTTAAGAAGTCGCCTATTTCGTTCAATATCTTCCGGAGTTTGCGTTCTTTCTCGAAGAGCCTTTGCGATATATGCCACAACTTCTACATCCACCGATACACCAAATCTCGGATTTCCTTCGCCAGTCATCCGCACGGCATGATCTCTATCCGCGCATTTTCTACATCTTTGATTTTTACGAATGGCTTTATTCATATCGTGGTTGTTGCTATAATACGACAACCCTCCACAAAATGAACAAATTCTACTAAATGGTTTATTCATCCTTTTCATTGCCTCCAAACAAAATCCCGCTGTCCTTCGCGCATGGGAGTGTTCTACCAGTTAAGATAGACCATGCGAGTCGGAACAGCGGGATTTTTGTTTTTAACTACGGTAGAACACTCGTAGTTATTTATACAACAACCCCGCTTCAAACAATGGTATAATGGTCCTTCTCATCAGCACCAGCCATGACGACAATGATCGGTTTCAAAGTCTCTTCAATCACAATAGTTTGTCCTTGCTCGGCCAATACATCTGGCAATCGTCTATAAACATTTGGGGCTTCATCGATTCCAGAACCACGTAAAATGACATCAGCATTGATCATCCACTCATCCAACATGATCTGAGTAACTTTCCCCGGCTTAGACACTTCACCAGTTTCTTTATTGATCTTAAGTTTACCTGTCTTACGATCAATCTTTCCCATCGCTTCAGTACGGGACATAACACGACCAGCCCCATGTACTGTAGAGAATAACGCATCTTTCTGAACAGTGTCATCATCAAGTTCAGCCCCTCTCAAAATTACCGCATTATCCCCCATTGATCCGCCAACAAACCCTCTTTGATCAGGGAAGGCAGGAGTTGCGCCCTTTCGAGTAACAATCAATTCTTGACCATCATGTATTTCAAACCAAGAGAAGTTGTGGTGGTTGTGTACCGTGTCTGTGATTGTTGCTCCAAACATATCAGCTACAGTTTTTACAACCCATTCACGACCAGCATACGCATAATCTCCAGCCAACATAAGGAGTTCCCAATAATCTTGACCAATAGTGGTTCTGATGTCAAGTAGGGTTTCAATCTCCTGATGCTTGCCGCCCCATCCATTTCCTTGGCCTAATGACATGAAGTGTTTTGCCAAGTTATAACCGTATCCACGAGAACCGAAGTGGTTTCCGATCCAGAGAAACCCATCAGTTCCTACAAAGACATCGCAATAGTGGTTTCCGCTTCCGCATGAACCAATCTGTTGACGAGCAGTGTCACGAAGAGAATCTTTGTACTCCTTTGGAAACAACTTCCATGCCTCTGAATCAAATAGTTCATCATCAGACGGACCCTTTCCATGCATCGTTGCGCCCATACCAAACTTAATTGTCTTTGCAATCTTGTCAGCCATATCGTTCAACAACTTATTTTCACGGAACGTTCCTTCTTGATCAGCCAATAATTCATCTGCATGGATGTTCAACTTGACAGCACAATTTCCACAAGCAGCATCAGGACCGATACCATTAAGAGAAATCTTAGTAGGATGTGCCCACACTGAACCCACTGGACATACGACCCCCATATGGCCATCAGCGAGAAGAGCAGACTTTACAGCACTCTTTCGATATTCAGCAAATTGATCCAATGTATTCTGTTGATGTATTCCGAAAATCATGTTCCGTCCTTATAAAGTGATTTGTCCAACGATTCCGCCAAAGCTAAAATATCTAAAGCAAGTACCTTTCGTCCAACAAGATGATCAGTATCATATTCTCCCTGTTTTGCAATCTCTAATAGCAACTCTCTTGTTTTTTCTGTGATCATTAATCGCAATCCTCTTCCATCCAACGGGTTCGTAATGCTTTGGCATGTTCACCATAAACATCGGGAACATCTCCACGATTTTTGAGATAATGTGTTTGCACTGGCTCATGGTACTTTTTTACAAAGCCATTCGTATTCTTCGATATCGTCACAAAGTTTACCAATACTGTCGCCCATTAGTCTGCCCTCAATAGTAAAAGGTTGTCGTTTGTCCGTCCATTCAACTCTTGTTCCACCGCCTTGATGTTGTCAAACCATTTCTTGACGCCATTCTTTCCAAGCTTCATGAACTCCATCAGTTGTTCCTCTGGTTTCCGCAAAATCTTCTGAACAGAGTCCTTGATCCCCAGAACTGTTGTACCCTTGACCGTGATACTGGAATCGGTTTCTGCCTTATAATACCCAAGCTTTCGTTTCTTGGCATCATAAACCCAGACAACATTAGCTCCGATCACTTCAACTGGAGAAATGCTGGTAATATCTAAAGGAAAATGATCAATTGGCGTAATACTTTCAAAAGTCTTCAGGTACTTGAGTTTCTTGACCAGTTTCTTTGGATCGACAGGCTTGTACGCACGGTTCCGAATCTTCTTGGACTTCTTTGCCAAGGCCAACACTTCATCACGAGCCACAGTAATGATACCAGAAATCTTCTTCATCTTTGGCATCTTTTTCCATGCTTCCAAATCTTCCGTCAGGAGCTTGGCGATCAGTTTGTAGTGAGCTTCCTTGAATGCCGGGTTCTCCACGGCAGGGAAGCGCACGGACTTTCCTTCAACCAATACGTCCATTGCTTTCTGAATCTCCTGAAGTGTCCCCTC